GTGCTTCGCCGCAACGGACACAGAATCTCTACGGAGACTGTTAATCAAGGCGGGTCAACATTTGCCCGTTATCACTACAGAAAGGCACTACATGAGTAATTTGCATCAAGAAAAACCAGGCAAAGGCGTGATGTACTGGGAAGCAGAAGAGCAACGCAAGTCGCCCTCTGCCCCTGACTTCAAAGGCTTTGTCGTGCTGGAGATGGACTACAAGGCCGGAGAAAAACTCAAGCTCGCCGCCTGGAAAAAACCCACCAGCCGAGGCTTTGACCTGCTCTCACTGTCAGAAGACAACTGGAGCAAGAAGCAACGAGAGGTTCCTAAAGGCCCAAGAGAAGTAAATCCTACCTACGGCAACCAACGCCGCAGCGATGACATGGATGTGCCATTCTAGTATTTAAGTATTACTATGGCTAAGAAGACATCACCTACACAGCGCAGCCTGGAGTACTTGCGAGAGCAGGGCTACCTGGTTGCCATCGTGGAACACTGGAACCCTTTTGCCCGTATACGGCAAGACCTGTGGGGCTGGTGTGACTTGCTGGCAATCAGGGAAAACGAGGTGCTGGCTGTGCAGGTGACTGCAAGTGCGGTTAGCACCCGCATAAAGAAGATACAGGACAGCGAGACAGTTTCTGCTGTACGCAAAGCCGGTATCAAAATTCACGTTCACGGCTGGCGCAAGTCAGCCAAAACAAACAAGTACGTTTTACGCATAGAGGACATATCATGACTGAACCAGTAGCACCACAACAAATCCAGCCTTCGCAAGAATCTTTACAAAAAGGTAAGAATGCTGTCGAGTACTCCCAGAAACTCATCAACATGAGCTTGCAAGAAATCTGGAACATTGCCTACACATCTGGCTACTCAGACGCTATGGCAATCATGAAGACTGACCAGGGCATCACACAATGACAAAGATAAAACCAATCACACGGGAGCGCATAGAGGCCAAAGTCTCTCGCATTCCAGAAGCGGGTTGCTGGATTTGGATGGGTTCAACACAAGTAAGGGGCTATGGAGAACTCATATCCAATAATCGCAAGCATCTTGCTCATCGTGCTAGTTACGAGGCTTTTGTGGGAAAGATACCCAAAGGCATGTACGTTTGTCATGCTTGCGATAACGTGTCTTGCGTCAATCCTAATCACCTATTTTTAGGGACACAAAAACAAAATCTGCAAGATATGGCAAACAAAGGACGCAGCACCAGAGGTGTAAAAAATCCTATGGCAAAGCTGGATGAATATGCTGTCAGGCAAATCCGAGAAGGAATAAAAGAGGGGCAAACAAACGCTAGCTTGGCAAAATCTTGGATGGTTTGTCCTCAAACAATTAGCAACATTCGGCACAAAAAGGTTTGGAATCATGTCTAACACTCATTTATTTATCTGCTCACCTATGTATGGTGGAATGTGTACAGGCTTCTTCACGCAAAGCCTAATCCCTCTGCCAGGCTTGGCACGGGAGAAAGGGGTGGACTTGTCCTTCTCCTTCATGTTCAACGAGAGCTTGATTCAGAGGGCACGTAACTCTCTTGTCAACGTGTTCATGAAGCGCCCTGAATGCACACACCTGATGTTCATAGACGCTGACATCAAGTTCAACCCTCACGACATTCTCTCCATGCTGGATGCAGACAAAGACATCATCTGCGGCATCTACCCTAAGAAAGAAATCAACTGGAGCAACGTCCACAAAGCTGCCAACAGCGGCACTCCAGCCAACGAACTCAAGCACTTTACAGGCTCGATGGTCGTGAACCTGGTGGACTATCAGGGTGAGGTCACTGTGCCCCGCAATGAGCCTATAGAGGTCTTTGCCGGCGGTACAGGCTTTATGCTGATTAAGCGTGAAGTGTTTGAGAAGCTGCAACCCGTTGTGAAGAGCTACATCAATGATGTGGGCGATACCTCTGGTCAACTGGCTGCTGACCGCATCTACGAATACTTCCCCGTGTTTATAGAGCCAGAGACAGAACGCCTCTTGTCAGAAGACTATGCTTTCTGTCGCCTTGCCCGTGACAACGGTATCAAGATCCACGCAGCCCCCTGGGTGAGCTTGGGGCACTTTGGAACCTACCTCTTTGAGGGTGGTCTAATTCCAGCTCCTTAACGACAACCCCAACGCTTTCTAGCAGCTTTGCCTCTCTCGCCTTTCCAGTTCTTAGAACGGGCACAGAAGGCTTTGTGGCGTGGGCCTGACTTGGTAGGAGCCTTCAAGTTAGAACCTGTTGCCCTATTGACCTTTGCCCGACCTTTAGCGGTCAAACCAGCGCCTTTCTTGACAGACAGCTTCTCTCCCCTGCCAACAGATAACTTAGGTGATTTAGGCATACAGTCTTGTTCCTTGCTTGTCGATAATCAACTTTGACTTGCGGGGAGCCAACTCAGGCGTGTTCGGAATAGAGACATGTGTCCAGCGGTCAAACTCACGTATCACCTGGTCATACCCCAAGTCAGACGCAATGATGGCCTTCACGACCTCATCAGGGGTCATAGCGGGTACACGAATGTCAGCAGCGCAGCCGATACGATGCTGAGAAGAGTCTTTGCTACCCACAGCATCATTGACCTGTTTACTCCTGAAGGCACTGTTAACCATGATGGGCTTGCCGCCCAAGACAGTTTTGACTTCTTCCAAGAAAGCAGCCAAACGCTTAATGTTCTCAAGTTCTTGCTCATTAGGTGTGTTGTCAAACTCACGGTGGTCTGTGTGAGTTAGCTCTTCCAGTGTGAAATGTTCAGTCAAGTTCATTGTTCAACCTTCATGGTTTGGATGGTGTTGTAGGCGTCAATACAGGCGTTGAGTTGCCGGATGGCGTTGTCTCCTTCGTCTGTGATGGCGAGAAGAGATTGAGCAAACGCTGGCTCAAGTTCGGCTCTTGCTTCTGTATTGTCGCTGGCAGGGGTGGAACCTGTGGCGGCACATAAGGGGCTTTTGGTGGGGATTGACAAGCGCAGAGTGCCATCAACAATGGCAGTGTCACGCTTAACAATTTCAACTTTTGCATCATTGCTTGCTTTCTGAAGTTTTGTAGAGATGTCGTTGACCTTGACGGTCATCACACGTTCAACCTCACGGGCTTGTGCATTCAGCCTGGCAATCTCCGCTTGTTGCTCAGCTTCAGCTTCAGCATAACCCTTGTGATGTCCAGCAAAGAATGAGCCTAACAGCGCCAGCACCACTCCCAGGATGACATAAGGGTTGAAGATGGACATTACTCGTCCTTCTTTTCGCCAATGTGAATGCCGGTAATCAAGCCAATAAATCCACCCACAATGGTCTGGAAGGCAGGGCCGATGATGTCAAACACAATCTTGTCATCTACAGTGGGGTCATAGATAGCGAGCAAGAACATGTAAATCATGCACCCAACAACCATCATCAGGGATAGGGCTGCAATGACTGTGACGATACCTTTTAAATTCATACTGCACCTCAAAACGGTAGGTAACTCAGCGCCTTATCCATCGCTCTCTTGGCTAATGGTTCAGGCAGAACATAAACAAAATCTAAAAACCACCAAGCACAGGCAACGTAACATGCCAACTTAAACCATTTCTTGAAACCCTCAACAATCTCATCCATGCTCTCGGAGTTTGTAAATACCGAATCCAACCATACCAAGAAGTAGAACACCGGCAAGTGATGCCAATACCACTTCAATAGCCGATTGAATATCCTTCTTGCGCTTAGCCGCAGCATCCTTCTCACGTTTAGCAGCTTTGGCAAATTCAGCCTCCATTGCCGCTGCACGGGCTTTGATGTTGTTCCACAAATCCATGTGGTTCGGGTAGAACAACTTATTCTTCAGGTCTTCCTCAAACTGACGATGTCTGGCAATAGCCATCTCAATTTCCATAGCCTTGCCTAGCGCAGAGCCTTTGAACGAACCGTTCTTGGCTTCAACTACCGCCTGTAGCGCATTTGCTTTTGCATCAAAATAACGGCCCAGAAACGGGCCTAGCGACTCCACATCTTGTGCTGTGTTAGCCGCTTTCTTGATTAAGCTCACTGCCGAATTAACGGCATCTAACGCTTCAAACGGATCAATCATTTACAACCCCTCGCCAGGCGTTACATAAACCAGTGCCGTACCTGCATTTGATACACCAGCCACATAAACAGTTACGTTTGCAGATGACTGACCGTTGGTGACAACTTTATAGCTGTTTGCGCCGACACAAAATCCATACTGAGGATTGCCAGCAGTGGGGCGAACAACAGTTATTGAGCTGCTCAGACTCATGTGGACGAACACATCGTTTGTACCGGTATTGACAAACATGAACTGGTTGACAGGACTGTCTGCTGTCACCGATACCGTGCTTGTTGTTGTGGTAGCCGTGAGCAAAGATGTTTTGCCCATAGGCTGAAACGAAATGTTATTAGCCATCAGTACACCTTGCCACCACCACCGGATGTGGGTGACCTCTTTGTTTGCTCACCGTTGCCATAATCCCAGACGGCAATAAAACCTGCTGGCATCTTTTTAGCAACATTGTTTTGTCCGTGCATAGAACCATCACGGGGCAACTGAGGACGAACAGACTTTGCAATCTGCTGATTGTCCTCATGTGAGCGCTGGTGGCGCTCGCTTGGCTGATAAGCTGGATGTTTAGGTTTCAGACTCATTTGGTTTCCCCTTAATACTTACCGTAAGATAAGCGAAAATTACAAAAATTGCCAGTGTTGCCACTCGCTCCCATCCCCCCGCCCACAGCGTGTAACTCGCTAGTCCGCACGATGTAAGTAGCGCCATGATGGTAATTAAGCGGTCGGTAATGACCCCTAACGCCAGGCGAATGATTTGTGCTGCATCCATGGTTGTACCCTCTTGATAACGGAATAATCATGTTATCACTTCTCGTCATCATCGTCCAACCCAAACCCAGAACCCCACTCTGAATCTGAGTCCTTCATCTTGAGGGCTTCCAGCTTGAGGGCACGGTCAATGACCTTCATCTTGTCAGTAATGCTGGCCTCTGGGTCAGTCATCACCTGCGCCATCAACTTGTTGATAGCTGCTTCCAGGTCGGAGTTGATGCCTTTTTCTTTTTTCTTGCTCATGTTTTACTCATCCATCATGTAACCTGCCACAGCACCTGCTGGTGCGCCAACAGTTTGCGCGGGGGCGGTTGTCAACAGGTTGCGGGTAATGCGCTGCAACAGCGACATCTTCTGTTCTGGGCTTAGAGTCAGGCTGCTGATACTGTCCAACTCTCTCTGGATTTGGTCAAGTTTGTCAGAGCTAAGAAGTTTTGTGGTTTCAAGCCTCTGGCGCACGTTATCCCTGAATGTGTCGCCCATACTCCTGGGGCTGACACGGGACATAACTTGCCGGACAGCAGCTTCAATGTTCTGACGGCCTTCTGGACTTTGAGCAAGTATGGGTGCAACCTCATTCCAGCGAGCAACATCACCCGTGAGCATGAGCTTCTCAATCTCTTCGTTGGGGAACTTAGAGCCAAGAATAGTATCAACACGCTTTTGAGCCTCGCTGGTAATCTTGCCAGCTTCTTTCTCAGCTTCTGTTAACGCTTGTGCGCCCTTTGAAATTGTCCTTGGCTCACGTGCTTCCAGAATCTTAGCGGCAGCACTTGTCTTGCCGGACACACGTTCTGCTCTTTCAAGCGTGTTTGCGTATGACTCAATCTTGCTCTTAACGCCAGCCAACTCAGGCGAGTTCAACCAATCACTGTTTTGGTTGAGCCATGTGCGAACACCCTTGGCGTTCTTGTCACGCAACTGGCGAGCAGAGAAATCAGAGGCAGCTTGGGTTACCAGCGCTTTATCACCACCGGTCAACTCCACCAAGTCCTTCACAGACTGCTGTGTCTTAAAGTAATCGTTGGGCAAGGATGCGGCATCTGTTTGATAGCGGGATGGGTCAAACCTGTCCTCTACAGTGGCACGTTTACCTGCTTTGGACTTGTACTTGTCCAGCAAGCGAGAAGCGGCCTCATAGCCACCTTGCAAGTCATCGTGAGCTTGTCCAGCAAACTTAGACTGAATGTCGCTAATCTTGCTGTAATACTTCTTGGCAATCTCTGCGCCAATAGCACTGTAGCCTTCAACCTCTTTGCCGTAAGCAGCATCACCCAGGCGGCGGCGCACATCATCCAATGCGTCAAACGATGTTGGGAATGTCTTGTATGAGGGGTTACCGTTGGTGTCTACACCCACAATTACCCTGCGGTTTGTCACAGCGTCATAGATGTTTTGATAGGCTTGCAACACACCTTTTTCAGTCACTGGTGCGGTTGTTTGCTTCTGAGCCTCTTTGCCAATCAAGAGCTTTGTACGCAAGTCTTCAAGCAAAGCCTTGTACTCAGGCTCATCTTTGACCAGTTGACCAGCAGATTCTTTCTGGCGCACAGCTTCATCACGAATAGCTTTTTGCTGTTGGTAAGCAGCAGACCGTTGCTTAGCCATGTCTCCGAAGATGGAGTTAATCTTCTCACGCAAAGTGTTGCCAATGTCAGAAGCCTCACGCTCTTGACCAATCTGAGAACGTGCAGCCTGGGCTTCTTTGCTTGTTTGTGCGCCAATGTCTGTAGTCTTCTTGCCAGCCAAACGCATCTTTTCCGCTTGGGCTTCTGCTTGTTGTTGAGCAGTTTTGCCTTCTGCAATACGGGCAGCAGCACGGCCTTCAGCTTCTTTTGTAATGTCAGTGGCGCCTGTCTTTAGCGCACCGTACAAAGATTCTTGCGGGGCTTTGCCTTTTTGGGTTTGCCTGAATGCGTTGACTTCTTTTTCAATCAGTTGAGCTATCTTGGGGCTGACGTCTACGCCCTGGGCACGTAAGTCACGCATGATGGCGTTTGCCATGCCCTCTGTGCCCACAACAGCACTTCCTACTTTTGCAACAATCTTTTTGATTGCGCCCTCAAGTTCAGGAACAACACCACCAGCCGCCAGGCCAGCGGGTAAAGAAACAGCTTTAGGAGCGCCAGCAAGTTCAGCACCCTGCTCAACAGTAGATGCAGCAGCACCACCCAAACCACCTTTGTAAGCACGGGTTAAAGCGGGTATCTTCCCCATGCCAATGCCCAGGGCTTCTATGGCTGTACCAGCAGGTTTGGCGTATGGCACAGGCAATTTGCTGACTATTCTGCCGCCCTTTTCAAGAACTTTGGGGAAACCAAGTCCAGCAGCCGCACCAGTAGCGGTAGCGCCGCCAACTTCTGAACCAGAAAATTCTTCACGCTCTGGCTCACCAAACAGATACCTGCCGGCAGATTCAGCCAAAGAACTTACACGCTCTTTGACTTCGGGCGAGGCGGGTGTAGCCCTTTGTTTGGGCGTAACAAAAGCAGCGCCTCCACCAGCTTTTTTCTCAAGCTCGTCAAGCCTACGCAACTCTTCTAGTTCACTGCGTTCTGCCATGTTTTGCCCTCAGTTCAGCTAATTCTGCCTTCTCCTCTTCAGTCAAAGAAGAGTCTTGTTGTCCCCCTCCGGCAGTGCCAACACCATATTTATTCACATACTGAGTGAATGACAGGCCTTGGTCTTCCTTGGGTACTTTAGGAGACTTGCCACCGCTGATGTTGACGGCATCAACAACATCTTGCAGCGTAAACGGAATTGCTTTTTCAACAATCTTTATGTTTTCTCTGATGAGTTGTTTTTGCTCTTCAGTGTACTTAGAGCTAGACAAAGCTGCCCTGCCAGCATCTTCCACAATACGGCGCATCTCAGCCAGTTTGTCCAAAGCCACATGAAGTTTAGCTCCCGCAGGGATGCCAACACCAGCCTGGATGCTCTTGGTCAAGTCTGCAAGACCTGTTGCTGCACCGCCTGTTTCCAACGAAGCCAGGTTTCTGCCTACGCCGGTCAATCGGTCTTGCATCATCTGTGATGTTTCTTTTGACATCTTCTGATTCAGAGCAGACAGAGGCGCTGTAAACAGACCGCTAAATTCTTTCTGTCCAAACACAGGTGCAGTAGTTGTCACCGGCAATTGGGCCAATGAATTGATGGCTCCAGAAACCTGAGACATGGCGTTAACCATACGTTCTATTTGACCAGCAGCAGCCCCACCAGCGCCAGCGCCTTTTGTTTCAGCTTTGATTGTTGCCAACCGTTCACGCTGAGCCATAGTTTCACGCTGTTGACGCTCACGTTGAGCCATATCCTGACGGTGTTGCTCTGCCTTTGCTTCTTCCGCACGGGCTTTTTGTTCCAGCTTGATAGCTTCGTTACGGCCTTTTTGAGATTCGTCAACTAATTTGTAAGAATCAACCAATCTTCCTTGGCGAACCATAGCCTGAATAATTGGGCTACCAGCTTTTGCAGCAGCCAATTCAGCAGCGGCCTGACCAGCTTCTTTGTTGGTTGAGGCCAGCTTCACAGCGTCTTCCATTTCCTTGCGGAATTCGCTGTGCTTTTGAAGCATGGTTTTGAAGTTAGCATCAAACTGATTGCGCTCTTGCTTATACAAATCAGCACGACCTTTACGGTAGCCTTCCATCATGCCGTTCATCGCACCCATAGCACGTTGAGCAGCCATCTTGCCACTGCCGCCTACAAGTGCGCCAATTACGCTGATAACGGAGAACAAACCAGCAATGTCTTGCATGGTGTCTTTTGTGGGCACAAACGCAGGTAAAGGCTCAGCTTCCAGCTTGCCCTCATAGGCTTGCCTTGCAGCTTTTTCTTCCTCGCCATATTTCTCTTGAGCTGCCAACTTGCCACCAGCAAGCGTTTCTGCTTGAGCTTGTTTTGCCTGGAGAACTTCTCCTTCTGCTTCCCTTATTTTGGGTTGCAATTCAGCTTTGCTTTTGATAAATGGTTCAGTTACACCCAATACTTCTGCCATGCCGATACGACCCTTTGTTGGCAGGGCAGGTGCTTTCGGTAGTGTTGCAAGTTCTTCAGCCATTATCGACCTCCACCTGTTGAACCTGGTGTCATGCCAGCAGCAATGTATGCCATGTTCTGATAGAACGAATTATTGATCTGCTGTACATACCTGTCTGCTTCCAGACCTGTTTTGATAGCACCCAGAGCAATGTTGTCACCGATACCTGAAAGTTTCAGACCGTAGTCATATTGCTGTTGCAACAGTTGCTGGCGCAGTGCTTCTATCTGGGCAGTAGCTTGTGCAACACCCACGCCGCCTCTGGCAGACACACCTTGTGCCGCCTGTGCTTGCGCTGCTTGCAAAGACTGCATGGCTTGTGGAGTGAGTTCACCCCGCTGAGCCTGGGCTTGCAGTTCTGCGCCTTTCTGTTGGTACGGTGTGGCAAGAGCTTGAATCTCTGCTTTGCCCTGCTGACCTTCTCTGGCTGCGGCAGATGCGGCACGGGAACCTAACAATCCTTGAATGCCAGCAATGCCCAACCGACCAAGAGTTTCTTCTTTCAGTCCTGTCTTTTCTGACAATTGTTTCAGCAGACCTGGCTCTGGCTTTTCACCGGCTCCCTGCAACTCACGCTGAGCAGCCGCAATGTCAGCAGCACCGGTTAACTGTGGTGTTGGGCCACGTTCAACAATTGGTGACTCAAAAGACCTGTCCATGCCTGGGAAACCGGCAAACGCAGTGTCTTGTGCGGGAGCAGCAGAAGGTGGGGCTTCAACAGTTACAGGCTCAACATAGTTTTCGCCAACAGAAGAGGCAGAAGATGCTGGCTCATCACCAAAACCTGTTGCCGTTGTATCGCCTTCTGGTGGCCCATCCTGGAAAGACGGAATGCCTGTTTCTTCATCGGGTTTACCCGAACCACCGTGGGCTTTTAACAAGGCTGCTTCACGGGGATTGATGTAAGCTAGCATTTCTCCTTTGGGAGCTTTTGCTTGCAGCAATTTTGCGAGCTTGCGAACATCGCCGCCCATGCGTGTCAAATCTTTAAGTGTTGATGCCATATCAAAGTCCTAGCGCGTCTTTAAGACGCAGTGATGCCTCGTTCCACACGTTCTGACGGTCAATACCCGATTCTCCCTCAACTTCGCCTGGCGGTCTATATGCAGACAAGGCTTGCTCAAGAGGGCTTCTTGCAAATCCAACAATTGTAGGCAAGGGAGTTTTCTTGCGGGGTTTGACAGGAGAAACAACCACCCCAATCTCATCTTCTGGTTTTTTAGGCTCTTCTGGCTGTTCTATTTTTGATGGCAACTTTTCTGTCGGCGTTTTGTCCGGTGGAGGAGTTGGTTCCTCTGGCTCAGAAATAGTAGGTGGCGGCGTAATTGTGGGCGGCGGCGTAGGTGTTGGTGGCCTTGGTGGATCTGATGGTTTTATCAAATCAATGATTTTTTGATCCTCTGGCTTAATTGGATCTATTGGCTCTATTGGCGCTTTTGGAGAAGACGGTACTGGAGGCGATACCGGTGTTGGCTCGGGTGGAAACGAGGGAACAGGTGGCGATACCGGTGTCGGCGCAGTTGGTGAAGACGGCGTTGGTGGTGAAAACGGTGTTGGTTCTGGAGGAAATGAAGGCGTTTGCGCTGGCGGTGCATTAGGCACGGGCGGCGCGTTAGGCAACGGCGGTGCGTTAGGCACGGGTGGAGATGATGGCACAGGAGGCGCATCAGGCGTTGTTGCCGGTGTTGAAGGAGGAAACCGTAAAGGGTCAGGCGTAGGCGGGGACGATGGCGTAGGCTCTGGCGGTGTAGAAGGCGCTGGAGTTGGGGGGAAAGACGGCGGGAAAGACGGTGTAGGTGGCGAGGAAGGCGTAGGTGTAGGCGTGACTACCGGAGAACGAGAAGGCGGTGTCGATGGTTGAATTGTTGGGTCATTTGCCGGTGGCGCTGTTGGCGGTACAAATGGTTTTTCTGGCGTGGGTGTAGGCACGGCAGCGGGGTCATTTGCCGGAGGAGTTGTGGGCGCAACAAAAGGCTCTGCCGGTGTAGGCTGTGGAGGCGGAAACTCTGGCTCTGGTGTTGGTTGAGGAACTGCGGCTACAGGCTGCGCCGGTTGATTTATAAGCTCAATAATAGCTTTGTCTTCAGGAGATATATATGATTCTGGAGGTGTATATCCAGTTTGCGTTAAGGTTTCTAACGGCGTGATGTTTGTAGCTGTTGGCGTTGGCGTTGTAGTTGGCGTCACATTGGGTGGATTTACTCTTCCCCGACCAGCGCCGACACCTGTGTCATCCAATGTAATGTTGGATGAGGCCAGTTTGTCTTTTAAAGCCTGATATTCGTTTGAGTTTAGCTCTGGACTGTATGTTCCTAAAGAAATTGCAGTGCTAAACAATCTGGCAATAGAAGAACCTGCCGCTTGTAACGCTGATTCAATTGCTGGAAGTTTTGTAGCGTATTGAGCATCGTTTGCCGCAGCTTGAACAAGCCTAATAAGTGGGCCAGCGTTTGCGGGGGTAATTCCTGGTGTGGGTGCGCCTACTGGTAGTGCGTAACCTGCTGTTTCATATTGACCCAACAAATTTTCTACTTGAGATTTGTAGTCATCAGCAGAAGCAACAGTTTGCGGTTGGCTGGCTTGGTCTTGCTGAACTAAATCTGCAACTTTTTGGTCAGTCGTTTTTGACGTCTGAGCTACTGCTTGGTTACCCAAACTGCTTGCAAGAGATGTTGCAATTTTTGTAGGGTCACCACCACTAGAAAGCGCAGTAGAAACTGCATTGCCAATAGTTTGACTATCTAATTGTTGACCAGTAACTGTGCCAATAACAGATGACAATCCGTTTGTCAGAATTTCTTGACCCGAACCGCCTTTTGCAATTGTGTTGACGGTAGATGATGCAAGGCTGTCAATAATTTTTTGAGTTGCTCTGTCATCTGCCAATTTGCCGACAAATGTATTGAATCCTGTTTGATCCAAAATACCTTGAGTAACAAAATTCTTACCAACATTCAAAACAGCTTGGTCAAGAGGTACACCCTGTACGACAGATGAACCCACTTGGGCAATAGCCATGCCCACAGCTTGAGAAACACCCAATTCACCTGCAATGGCCTGACCAATACCAGGCAAGAAGTAGGCAGCGGCAAGGCCAAGGATGACGTTAAAATCTGTGCTGTCTTTGAACTCAACGTGACCTTGTTGCTGGTATATCTGACCAGTGTTTGTGTCTAGTGTGGGCGTGTACCAGTAGCCATCTTTCTTGTACGCTTGTCCAACAGCTTGATACAGGTTGCCGTCTGGGTCATACGTTGCGTACAGTACGTTGTTGCCAATGGCTGTCTTCTTGGCATACCCTGACAACACCGTGCCAAAGTCTTCACTGTATTCGTAGGTAGGAGTTAACTCGTTGCCTTGTTGGTCATAAGGCTTGTTGTTTTGCCAAGTGATAGATATGTTGTAATTGTCTGCCATATCAAACTCCTAACGCCGATGCTATTTGCTGGTGAATGGTCTGGTGAACACCAATCCAATCATAAAAACTGTTCTCTACATTCCAATCCGCATCCAACAACTGGAACGGGTTATCCAGATTCAGGATGCTTGCCAGTGACTCATGCTCTTGGTTATGCACAAACAGCCAATCATCTAGGTTGGACGGATCAGCATCTGTCACCGGATACTTGGGATAGAGGATGCCCTGGTCAGCAAGAATCTGGTGGAATAGCCTGTGCTGTACGCCGTTTTCAAACAAGAATTCTCCTAGTCCGTCCTTATCGCCGAACTTGACATAGGAAAGAACCTCGAAATTCATGATTTGTCAGCCTTGCTGTCGAGCTTGTTGAAAATTTGCTTGCAGATGTCTTTCAACTCGTCAATATCCCTGCGGTAATCATCTTTGGAGACATACTCATGAGGCAGTTTACGAACGTCATCATCCAGACGTTCTATGGCCTTTGTGATGTTGTTTAGCACCCAACCGCCAAAGAATGCGGCAAGGCCCACTACGATGTTGAAGATTGATTGTGTATCCATGTTAAACAGCGTAGTAGGGAACTTTGACAACTGTACCGTTCAAGTTGACTTGGATGTAACCGGCAGGGACAAGGGGGAGGCTGGAGGTAGCAAACGTGGCAGTAGAACTGGTGGTGCTGACTACATTTGTAGCTTGCACGTTGATACTGCCGCCAGTAATCGTCACGTTGTTGCTGTTCTGGAAAGCCATTGTTCCCAGACCAGACACACCGATAGTGACGTTGGCACGACCATTAGCAGCGTCATCAGCCGTGCTGATAGTGATGTTGCTACCAGGCAAGAAGTTGTGGATTTGACGCAATCCCACATTTACGCCGTTGTTCTGAATCATCACCAATTGCTGAGTGCTGTTGGCAGTCACGGCAAAAGAGATGTCAGCAGACAAGTTGCCACCACCAGTTAGACCTGTGCTGGCAGTGACGTTACGGGTGTTGGGGACAGCACCAGAGACTGCTGCTACTGCAATGCTGATAGCTGTGTTGCTTGCCGCTGTCAGGCGTCCTTGTGCATCTACAGTGAACGTGGCTACGTTGCTGGCAGAACCATAGCTAGCAGCCGTCACAGCGGTGTTTGCAAGCGAGATAGTGCCGGTGGTGGTGATAGGGCCACCAGACAGTCCTGTACCTGTTGCTACGCTGGTGACAGAGCCGTTGCCAGAACCTTTATTGTTAAAGGTATTCCAATCTGTACTTGTCAGATAGCCACTGACACTTGTAGTGGCGGCGGGGATGCTGATAGCAGGTGTTGTACCACCGGAAGAGACTACAGGGGCAGTACCGGTCACGCTGGTAACAGTACCGCTACCCTTGTTGTTAAAGGTGTTCCAATCCGTGCTGGAGAGGTATCCGTTGGTGGTTGTGTTTGCAACCGGCATGGAGATGGCGGGGGTTGCGCCACCAGAGGAGACAACGGGAGATGTGCCTGTGACAGAGGTGACCGTGCCGTTACCTGTGCCAGGTGTGTAGCCTAGTGCGGTAGTAACGTCTGAGCTGGAGAGGGTGACGTTACCTGTGCGTGTGTTGAACGCAGTGACACCAGCGTTGGTGAGGGTGACGTTGCCGGTAAGCCGTCCACCACCAGACAAACCAGCGCCAGCAATGACGTAAGCTGTGTTGGGTGTTGCGCCTACATCTGAGGCAGCAAGTACAACTACACCTGACTGACCGTTGACAGAACTGACAGCATCTGTGTTGTCAATCTTTTGCCATACGAGGCCGTTGAAAATAGCCCAATCGTTGACTTGCCAATCTGTGATGCCATCTAAGTTGGTGGTTCCCGCTACGGATACAACGTAGTAGTCGCCTTTGGTTCCTATGCCAGAAGACAAGGTAGGCGTGTTGGTGTTTGCGTTCCAAGCACCTCTGTATATCAACGCTCCTGTAACACCAGAACCAGCAACTTTTAACATTTACATTCCGTCCCCTGCGACAATGTACAAGTCGGCAGTGTTTGCGGCAGTGATTGCCGTGAAGTAGGCGTTAGGCACAAACGAGATGATTTCATCTGTGTTGGGCAAGATGTAGAGAGTCTTGGTCGGTGTTCCAACAACAGGGATGACGCAGTTGGTAGTAGCGTCTGCTGATGTCTGTGCGTATGACAAGAAGCACCCTTGTGAGCCAGATGCGTTAATCACACGGTACTGGTTACCACCCAAGGTAGAAGAGGCCACTTGCACGGGTGAAGGTGCAGATGTAGCCGCTGTCAGCTTGTAGGTGTTGCCTGTGAGGGCAAATGCTGCGGAAACGCTCATGCTTGGCTCCAGGGCAGTGGAGGTGTGGTGATAGGTGGGTTGATCTGGTTGTTGATCTGAGTCTGCACTGCTGTCTCAGCAGATGCTTGGTCAACACCAGAAGACCAGCACCAGTTCAACACATCTTGCTGTGTGAGTTGGTTGTAGGGCACAAACGCACCACCTGTGTAGGTGAAGGAGCAAGTAGAGTAGACATTACCTGTGTAGGTCGTGCCATTCTGCTCTTGTGTGCCTGTGCATGACCAGTGTGCGGTCACAACGACATCGGTTTGTCCTTCTGCTTGGGGGAGGCAGTCGAGTTGAGAGATTGTCCAGACGATAGTAGTCATGCTTTTCCTTTAAGGGTGGGTAGATTTGTATGCGTCAAACTCTGCTTTGAGTTCTTGCAATGCTTTCATCAACGCATATTGCAAATCAGTTTGGTAAATTTCTAATCGCATTTTTGGGTCTTCTTTAGTTCCCCAGTTGCTTTCTGTTACTAATTCTGGCGCAATAGCTTGAACATCTTGAGCTATAACACCAAGTGTCAAACCACCATCATCTTCCATGTTTTGGTTGATGTAATTAAAAGTTTGAACGGGAATCGCGCAAATTGTTTCAAGATAAGATTTTGCTGGTGCAAAATTTGTTTTTTCTCTACGATCAGAAAGAATTACGTTATTTGCCGCATAATTTGCAATGCCACCATTAGAACGAACAGACATTCTTAATGCTGAACTATCTTGGCAATAAACAAATTCGCTTCCTGTGTTATTAGGAGCCGCTGAACTGTAAGTAACTAAAACACCGCCGTTTAAAGTTGCGGATGTGCTATAGAAAGAACTTATCCATCCTGTAGTTGAATTGCTAATGTTAGCTCTAGCACTAGCTGGATTACTCGTAGTCCCCACCAGCAAATTCCCACTGGCATCCAGCGTCATCGCCTGAGTAAACGTGATGGCATTACCTGCTGTGCCGGAGGGGGCGGTGTAAAAAGTGTGATTTCCTCCTGATATTTCATATTTAGCAACAGCCAAACTTGAAACAGCGTATTTAAATCCAGAATTATAATATATTCCGGCAAGAAGTCGGACATCTGCCGACGCCGCGCCCCATAAGCAATTACCAACAGTTCCAACTTCAAATGCTTTACCTAAACTCCAAGCACTCGGAGTAACACCCAGTCCAAGGTTACCGGAGGTGTCGAGGGTGGCTTGAATAACGCTATTTGTGCCAAGCTGTAATGGTTTGGCTCCAGTAGTAAACAAAAGCCCCGCGTAAGATGCAGAGCCTGTTGCAGAAGAACCTGCGGTAGTGGATTCATTCCCTAACACCAAAATGCTGCTTGCACCAGAATTTGTTGCTAACATCAAAGCAGACGAAGTGCTGGAATTGATAATGCGAAAAATGTTTCCAGAACCATTGACATCTAGCTTGTATGAAGGCGAACTCGTCCCAATACCCAACCCTGTGCTGGTCAGGCGCATACCTTCTGTGCCGGAAGTTTGATAAATAAAAGAATTTGCGTTTTGAATGGCGTTTACATAAGCAGAGGTTGAGCGGT